TCTTCCACCAAACCCAGATGTTTTTTGCAGACGAGCTTCCGCTGGTCAGTTGCACAGTCGCATCAAAGTTGTACAGACCTGACTCTGGAACAACGATCCTTGATGTCGGAGCACCAATGGCCACGCCATTGCTGATCTGCGTATTGTCGAACGTCAGCAGATATTCGGTGTTGATGACCGCTGGCGTCTGGTCGGTGGTCTTGGTGAAGATGCCGTAGTACTTCTGCTGCTCGATTGTTGGGCGCACAAAGATCACGCCAGATGTAGCGTCGGCCACAATGCATGCAGCAATCGGAATGACGTTGTTCGGTGCCGTTGGTTTGACGTTCGTGAACGCACCAGCAACAGTTGGCGACGCATACAGAATGTCTCCTGCCGTGAACGCGCTGGTGTCCAGATCGCGCACAAAGCCCCAGACAGTCGCATAGCCTTTCTGTCCACTGTCCGGAAGGTCGTGCGTCATCACGCCGAGGATGTAAAGCGACGAGCTTGATCCGTCTGCAAGATATGGCGCGACAAGCAGCGCGTTTGGTGTTGCACCAGCGAACCCGACAACAGACCCGTTCGGAATGGTTGAGCCTGTCGTATTTCCAACGCGCGCATACCACTCCAAGCCAATCTGCTGGATCACGTCGTAATCCATTCCGACTTCAGGCGCTTGATCGGTCGAGTTCCACGCCAGCCTGCGGATGCGATTGACATGCGTCGATGCCGTCAGGTCGATGTAGTCCGTCACAACCGAGTTGTTGTTCTGGACTGCTGGCGCTGTTGCAAGGTATGCCAGTGCCTGCGCAATGCGTCCAAGTGCGTCCAGTGCCTGCACCGCCTTCTGGTCTGCCGCGCCGCTGTTGATGGATGCGTCCTGGGCCAGCCTGACGATCTGCGCCAGAGCCTCAATTGCTGCGGCATCCGCATTGCCTGCCTGGATGCTGATGCCTTGCGTGTCGCTGGCAGGAGCAACCTCATCAGCAAGTTGGAATAAACGCTCGAACTGCTTGATCTGCTCGAAGTTCTTGAGGAACGTCGCAAGCTGGTCGCGGGTGAGGTTGAGTTTTTGCGTAGCCATAGTCAGTACGCAAGCGCCTCGATTTGTGCCTCAAGCCTGGCGAACGACAGATGCGCTTGCGTGTCGCCACGGAATCGCTGAATGCGCCAGTTGAGCATGTGACCTTGCTGGAACCATGCCAGACGCTTGCGGCTGCCGGTCGTGCCTGCACGGATGCTGCGGTCTTGGCTCCATGCCACGCCGTCCACCGAGTAGCTGGTGCTGATGATCGGATCGACGCCAAGCGCCACGCGGCCTGTCAGTGCGACCAGTTCAAGTTCGTTGAAGATCGCACCGTTGCCTTCGTTATAGGCGATCAGCGTGCCGAACTCCCAGCGCACGATCTGTCCCCAATGGCTGCCAATGTCCTGCACCATGTAGCCGATGGTGCTGGACTGCGGATCACCAACCAGCCACTTGTCATAGGCCCACACCAGGTTGCGTGCACGGTACTGGCTAAAGCCGACATGGCTGGTTGTCAGAGTGAACCAGACCTGCTCACCCAGCGCCTCGCTGGCCGCTGCGTCATAGACGATGGTGCGGTCCGGAAGGTGCACATACAGGTGCTGATGGTTCTTGTCATTGCGTGCCTCCAGCTTCACTTGGGCCAGTTGAACCTCTGTGTAGTTCAGCAGAAGCATGTCGATTTCTTGCGTGCTGATCTTCTGTGCCGTTGCGTTTGCGCCAAGGTAGATACCGGGCTGCTCGTTGCGGCCGCTGCCAAGAAAGGCAACAGTCTCCAGGTAGACGCAGCATCCAAACGTTCCGATGACGCCCTTCTGAATCTGCGCTCCGTCGATGCGCTGGAACGGGAAAAAGTCTCCGCCAACGTTGTCGAACACCTCGATGGTGTTGCGGTTCAGCGCATAGACCTCGTTGCGCAGCTTGAGCAACGCCACCACTGGATCAGGGTCTGCTTCACTGGAGCCGTATTTCAGCGGGTTGACCTGAGTCGGGTCAGCAAGTTCTGTCACCACAAGGCTTGTGCCATCGGTAGTCATGAAGTAGCCATCAACCCAAACCACATCGAGCACGACTCCAAGGTCAGGGTCGGTCACTTGCACGAGACCGAGTGCGCTGTTCCAGTAATACAGACGGCCACCAGATGCGATGGCAAGCCTGTCGAAGCTGTAATCGAATGTCACGAGTGTCGTGACAGGACCACCAACATCGCCAAGAACGGAAACGGCACCGTTGCTTGCAACGGTCACGAGCTTGGTGCCCATGACGCGGTAGCAGGTGCCGTTCCAGTTGATGCCTCCACGGTCGATGCCTGGGCCGGTGCCGTTTGACACCAGACCGTCGCCTGGCCGCAAAAACCCATTGCTGATGCCAGACTTCTTCGGCACCGGCACAAGGTTGACCGGGTAGGACGTGCGAATGTCCGGACCGTTGTCCGTGTAGATGCCGTTGAGGATGGGCACTTGCATTCAGGCCACCTTATGCGATCCGGTACCAGGAGTTGGTGGCCAGCACGTAGCGCATGCGGAAGAAGTCCTCTGCCGCCAGCGTACCTGGTGCGCCATAGACATTGGCTGCGCCGTTCGGTGCCAGTGTGAAGGCCGTGATCTGCTGCGTTGTCGTGATCAGCACCTCGGTGCCGTCAGGCGTGCCGGTGTTCAGCGGCAGCGTGACGGTGCCAGCGGCCAGAGTTCCAGCAGGCTGGATCAGCATCCACTGCTGGGCAGCCACAGGCGTGGGCACGGCCAGGTTGAACCCGGTGCCAGGCGTGTAGACGTTGGTGGCCAGAGTGGGGCTGGCAAATGTCTGCTGGAAGTACTGCAGCAGCGAACTGATCGGAAGACGACGCGCGTCGCCGTTGTTCGGGCTGTAGACGGGCACCTGGTCGCCAGGAGAGACCTGGGCCAGCAGCGGGAGTTGGTTGATGGTTGGCATGGGTCAATCCTTTCAGTTGAACTCGATGGGTCCGTCCTGCCCGGCCAGGACCGGATCGACAGGAGGACGCAGGAATGGGTCGTCGTAGACGCGCCACGGCTTGTTGCCAGCGCCGGACGGCATGGTGCCTGGCAGTTGCTGCTCCAGCGGTGCAGCAGCGCGCGACAGCAGCGTGTTGTAAGTCTCCTTGGCCGTGGCCTTGGTGTCCGGCATGACCTGCTTTCCGTAACCAGGCGCTATCTTGACCGCCAGGTTCGTGATGATGGCCTCGTTGGCGCTGTCTGGAACCTCGGACTCGGCATCGATGTCGCTGAACTGCGGACTGGACGGCAGCGGGTAGCCCATGCGAATGCCCAGCGCGTTCCAGGACGCCATCATGGCGTCGAGCCTGCGCAGGGCCGACTCGAACTGTTGCGGCTGCAGGTCGAATGCGTAGGAGGCCAGGCCAATTTCCTCGAATGCGGCCGCGACAAATTGGCGCTTGCTGTAGCCCATGTCACACCTCCTTGAGCGCTTCGTTGATCATGGCCAGCAGCTTCTCGTCACTGGTGCGCTTGCTGAACTTCAGGCCGAGTTCTGTGGCCTTTGCCACCAACTCGATGCGGGTCGGTGCAGCGTCGTCGTCTGGCACGGCTGTCGGTTCTTCGACAGGTGCTTTTTCAACGACGGTCTGTTCAACATTTGCAGCGGCAGCAGCACGCTTGAAGGACGCGCGACGCTCGGTGGGTGGCGCTGCCACTCGCACCTTGCGCACGCGCACCTTGCGATTGGCCAGGTGGCGCGAAGCGCTTTCCCCTGCTGCATCGAGAGCCTGCTCCAGCGTCAGATGCCAGCCGGACGCAAGGCGTGCGTCCAGTTGCTGTTGCGTGGTCGCCAGCATGGTGTCGTAGCTGTAACGGGCACGCCGGATAGAGCCAGGCGCGCGGTAGATGGAGCAGGGCAACGCGCTCATTTCTTGGCCTTCTTCGCCGGTGCTTTGCTTGGCTTGCCTGCAGCCTTCGCAGCCTTGCGCGCGACGTTCAGCGCGACGGCCACGGCTTGCTTCTGCGGCATGCCGGATTTCATTTCCTTGGCAATGTTCTTGCCAATGGACTTGCTCGAATAACCTTCGGTCAGTGGCATGGTGTTCTCCTTGTGGATGGAGGGGCCGAAGCCCCTCCATTGTCCTACTCAGCTTACTGGTTGAACAGCAGGATGCCGGACATCTCAGGCTGCTTGTTCACCACACCGAACAGCGTGTCGAGACGGTACTTGATCGTCATCGAGTCGATGTCGTAGAACTTCTGCATCACCACTTCGATGCCCTGGTCGGTGGTGGCGCGCATCACTGCGGTGCCAGCATCGG